GGATGTCGGGTTGAGAGCGAGTCGTAGGAGGAGGGTTGATAGAACACCCAGCTACCTTAGGGTTTGGGAGTTCTATCTGGGCTCTGCCCCCGTCCGACGGCGGTTCCGTCGGCTACGGTTCCCCACGTCCGGTAACAGGACGCACGGGGGGGCTGTGACCCCGCGCTTCGGCGCCAGTCCTCGCCTGAACAAGCCCGAGTCTGGATGTCGGGTTGAGAGCGAGTCGTAGGAGGAGGGTTCCTGTGATCCCGAAAGCTCGTTTCTCTTGTCACAGTCAACCACTACAATCATGGCCAACGCACAACCCGAGCGTTTCCCAACTTCGGCTGCCAGTCCGTTAACTGGCACACTCGCCGACCCCTCCGGGGGTCAAATCCAGGCCGCCAACCAATTCCGTCGCTACCGTGCGGGGGTTTTTGGCAGCGTACTGGAACACGGGTCCCCGACCCACAAGGCCCGGTCCATCTTTTACGAGGTGGGCCGTCGCTACAACACCGGTGGGGAGGCTCTCGCCCCCCCGCCTGAGGCAGCGATCCCCCTCGACTGCAGCATCGACATCAACCCGTCTGAGGCTGCCAGCTTCGAGGGCCTCGCCCGCCGATATTCCAACTTCAGCCCTCAGAGGGTGAAGATGGACCTCGCCGGGATGGTCGAGAGACTCGCCCGCGGTGTCGCAGTCTCTACAGTGTATGGCGACACTAACGCGACCGCCCTGCGCGGCGGGCGCCCGGTGCGCATCGTCGCGCTGGGCACTCTCGACTCCCCCCAGACGGCTTCGATCTCCAGCGTCTTCATCCCGAGGACCGTCGACACCGTCGGCAATGACGCCGTCTTCGCCGTACTGGCGGCGGCGGCAAACGGATGCGGAGCCAGCGTCACTACGGACGTTCTGCGATTGGATGCTAACACCAATCAGCCGATTGTCCCCAATGTGGCGGGCAGCGCGTTCGTCGGTGCGTGCGTCGAGGCACTCAGAGTGCTAGGCGCTAATATGGAGGCGTCTGGCGGAGGTGACATCTTCGCCTACGCTGTCACGCGGGGTATACACTCCGTAGTGAGTGTCGTCTCGCACACGGACGAGGGGGGGTTTATGCGCAGCCTGCTGCGTGAAGACACCTTCCGCGTCCCATACGGCGGGGTGAACCAGGCCCTCCGGCACTACCCCGCGCTTCCCGCCCTGGCGGCGACGTCGCCCAGTGCGCAGGCCGCGTGGGTCGACGCCATCGCCCTCAAAACCGCGGCGGCCGTAGCGCACTGTGACCCCCTCGTACCTGGTCGCGGTGGTTGGTACCCATCGGTCTTTACCGCTGCCCGCGGCACATTGGAGCCGCCCGGCACCGCTGAGGACGGCGTCACTGACGCCGATGCCCGATCGATCGGAGGCCAGATCGCTAACGACCTCGGCCGTTTCGCGCCCCTATACATGCGGGCCCTGACACACCTGTTCGGGCTCACGTCAAACTCGGGGGTCGCGGAAAGCCACTTCTGTACGGCTGGCGCGAAAGCCCTCGCCCAGACGGGTGCAGTGGACCGGCACTTGCTCCACAAGACGGTGGCCCCTTACTTCTGGGTCGAACCCACGTCGTTGCTCTCGGTCAACGAGTTCGGAACACTCGCCGAGGCCGAGGGTTTCGGCGCGAAGGTGTCCGTCGGGCATGAGCAAGCTTACAGCTGCTTCGAGTCGTTCCGCCTGTTGGAGAAGGGGTCGACCGCCAACAACGTGACCGTCGCCTTCAAGATGCGAACCGCGAGGACTTCGGCTCTCGTGTCACTCATGGCGGCCGAACCCGCCCCTCTAAACGAGATAAGACTGTACCAGTTTGATGAGTCCTCGGTCACCCTCCCAGGTGACCAAGGGCCCACGGTCGGGACAGTCGCTGCCAAACATGCCAATGCCGACCCGATTTCCAGCTACCTCTGGACTCGCGGTCAGTCTTGCTTCCCGGCCCCTGCGGAGTTTATAAACACGCAGGGTACGTACGGAGCCAAGGTGTCCCTCGTGTCCTGGGACGATGATTGGAATGCGACGCTCCCCGACCTCCCGAACGACATCGAGATGGCCAGCGGGCGTGTCACCTTCCGCGTGACTGTTCCCACTGGCATACCTATGGGAGCGACCAACGCAGCCGACCGCCAAGCGAAAAGGGCGAGGTCTCGGGCCGCAGTCGCACTCTCTCAGGCCATAGTGCGATCGCGCGCCTTTGGGCTCGCAGTGTCACCGGCCATGGAGGTCAGTGACGTGCCCCCCGACTTGGGGGAAGAGGGCTCACCCTTCAGGGACACCGAACCCGCCAACACTAGGGGTTCGGGAGCCATCAACACGCGCCGGGCCGAGGGGACGAACACCCGCACCGTGGGTGTGGTGCGCGGCGCTCCGCTACCACCGACTGCGACTCACGAGCCGCAAAGGGCCCCTCGGCTGCCGCCCCAGAACGCCCCGGGAG